CACTACAGAATTATATCCAAATTCCATCTCACCTACGACAATAGAGGCTGTAGAATTTTGTCCGGTAAACGTAGCAATTTTAGCACCGTCTGCACCGCCTAATAAGAATTTACCACCTGACCATACACGGCTGTCTAGTGAGGCAGGAAGTGAGTCTAAAGTGCCATAAGCATCTAAGCCTTCCAATGTAACACCGGATGATGCTAAAGATACAATGTATTCTAGTGAAGTGTCAGCAGATGACCATTTCTTAACTAACCAATTGTAGATAAGAAGTGAACGACCACCGTTAGTATTAGGATAATTCCAAATAACAATATTACGAATTGGGTCAATAGCAGCACTAATGGTATCTTGTTGTGCTAAGGCCATATTTTCGTAAAAGTATTCATCTACTTTATCGTTACCAATGTTTATCACATTAGTACCATCACACATGTAAAAGCCGTCATCAGCTAAGAAAAATGTACTAGGGCCATATTGTGTGACTGATCCTGGTGTATTACAGCCTAAATTACGTGAAATAGCGTCAAATTGGAAGAATAATGGTGAACCAATATATGACATACGGTAAATAGCACGTTCCAATAAAACGATACCAAATTCACCACCTGTAATGCCAGTAATGTTTCCACCTTCTGCTAGTATTTGATAGTCTGACTGTGAAGCACCGCCTGAAGTCCAGTCTGTTTCGTCATTAATATCTGACCATTGCAATTTATTAGCTGTACCACTAATATTAGCAGCCACTACAAAGTCACGAACTACTGTGATGTATTTAGCAATAGGTGCTGAAGCAGCTACGTCTGCAAATGCAGTAGAAGTGCCTACATACCATGCTTGTATTTTATCTGTATCATTAGATGCTAATACAGCGTTACCAAATTGAACAAAGCTCCAGCGTTCTGCACTAGAGTATCCACCTGACTTACTTACATCATCTAAGTTTGTAGTACCTGCATTAAACTTAAATAGTTTAGTAGCTCCACCTGCAAAAAGTTGGGTAGTAAGATCAAACTTAACAGCAACTACATTGTTTAAGTTTTCACTTGCAGCATTAGAATAGTCAGCAGATAAAGGAAATGGTCCATAACCTACTGTTAAAGGATATACGTTATTAGCTTCCAGTAACGCATTTGTAGTCGTAGGCTGATCTGGTAGCCATTCTGTAAAAGCTATTCTTTGAGTAGCCATTCATTTTCCTTATTCTGTTACTGCGTCCCAAGAAGTTTTTTCTTCATTCCAAGTATATCTTTTACCGTCTGTAGGATAGTCTACAGGTGCTTTCCATTGGCATGTTGTTTCATCTAATAACCATGAATTATATGGTTTAGGTGGAATAAACGCATCACGACCTTCGTCATAAGTGTATCCAATACCAGCATAATTCTTACGAATTTTAGCGTTATAAGATGTTTGTTTCCAAGTACCGCCTAAAAGGTTAGAGCAAAACTCTATACCTTTTTCTTCAGACTCTTGTTTATTTTCATCAAGAATATCTTGGTTAGATACTACTATTACTTGAGTTACTACATTGTTTTCTAGTTTAGCAAAATGTGCCATATTTATTTCCTTTTAGTTAAGCTACGTAAGTGCCAGAGGCAGTATATTTTAATATAGTATTAGCTCCAGATGTTGTTACAGTTGGGCTACCAGTTGTAATTCCTGTATATTTAGTAGTAGGAACAGATAATATTACCACACCAGAACCACCATTACCACCAGTTTGACCACTTGAATTACTACCTCCACCACCACCGCCACCTAAATTAACAGTACCAGCTGCTCCACTATTTCCACTAGTTCCTCCATCACCACCACCGCCTGTGCCACCTGTACCTCTAGCTGAACCTTGAGATGTCGCACCGCCACCGCCACCACCAGCGTATGTTACTGAGCTACCAGTAATAGATGAAGAAGATCCATTACCACCAGCACCAGACTGAGAGCCACTTCCATTAGCACCTACTGCAGAAGCTCCACCACCACCGCCTGTAGCAAATGGAGTTGTTGATACTGAATTTCCACCAGCATTACCTTGTCCACTAGTTCCTGCACCACCAGTATAAGTAGTTCCGTTAGTAGAAGAAGCACCACCACCTGAGCCTCCTAAACTACCGTTTGCATTATTATTTGCTCTACCGCCACCAACTGATGTTACTGTTGTAATTCCTGTGCCTGATAAAACTGAGTCTGATCCATTAGTTCCTGATGACCCACCTGTTCCACCACTACCAACAGTTACTGTATAAGTATTTCCTGAATTAATATAAACAGAAGAAGTTTGATAACCACCAGCGCCACCAGCTCCACCACCATTTGCAGCACCAGCACCACCTCCACCACCTGCAACTACTAAATAGTCTACAGAATAAGCACCAGTTAAACTTCCACTAGAAGTAAATGTATGTATTGTGTTTCCACCTGATGATGTTACAGTCCCACCTGTAAATTGTTGTGATCCAGCGTATGAGATGATAACTATTCCAGAGCCGCCTGCTCCACCTGCAAAAGAAACATCTGCTGTTCCAGATGGTCCTGTTCCACCACCGCCACCACCTGTGTTGGCTGTTCCTGCTGTGCCTGTTGCTGATCCTGTTCCTGCACCGCCACCACCTGAACCTCCTGCACCTACAACTGATCCATTATATTGACCGCCTCCACCACCACCTGCGTAAGTAACGCTAGAACCACTTATAGATGATGCAGTTCCTGCTCCGCCTGCTCCTGAAGCAGATCCGCTTGCATTACTTCCTGTCGCACTAGCTCCACCTCCGCCACCACTAAAATTACCACTACCATTTCCGCCATTGTTACCTTGACCTGAAGTGCCTGTGCCTCCTGTATTAGCAGTTCCTGAACCACCGCCACCACCAGAGCCACCATTTGCTGCATTTTTATCTGGGAAAGTAGATCCACCAGATCCACCTCCTGTTGAGGTGATAGTTGTAATACCTGTTCCTGATAAAACAGAATTAGAACCATTAGTGTTGCTAGATGTTGTAGATGATCCTCCAGCGCCTACAGTAACTGTGTATGTAGCTGGATAGTAAAGTGTTATTGATGATGTTTGATAACCGCCTGCACCACCACCTCCAGCTGCTCTATTATTACCTGTAACATAACCACCAGCACCACCCCCAGCCACTACTAAATAACTAGCTGTAACTGCTGTAGCAGGGACTAGGTATCCTGAAGCTGTGAATGTATGAATTTGTTTACCACCTGAAGTAGTAACTGTGCCACCTGTGAATTTAGGTGTAGCAGATGTGTAAGATATGATGACTACGCCTGAACCACCAGCACCACCAGCACCACCGCCACCTCCAAATTGACCACCGCCACCACCTCCACCACCACCTGTGTTAGCAGTTCCAGCAGTTCCAGCAGATGTTCCTGTGGCACCAGCACCACCGCCACCAGCTCCACCACTACCTACACTAGTAGCATCCGACCTAATACCTCCTCCACCACCGCCAGCGTATGTAACAGAAGAACCGCTAATAGAAGATGCTGTACCTGCTCCGCCATTACCAGCAGACCCTGAACCAGCAGTAGAAAAATTACCACCAACAGCAGAAGATCCACCGCCACCGCCGCCTAGTTCTGGACCAGAACTTGCTACATCTTCACCGCCTGTGCCGCCAGCATTACCTTGACCAGATGTGCCTGTTCCTCCAGCTTTAGTGGTACTATAAACTCCAGAGCCACCACCGCCTGAACCACCATTTGAACCTACGGTTGCACTTGTTAAACCAGCTCTATTACCACCACCGCCACCGCCTCCACCTACTGAAGTTATTGTAGTTAGACCTGTGCCTGACAAAACAGAGTTTGTTCCATTGCCACCAGGAGTATCAGCAGTTGAATTGCCAGCACCGCCAGCACCTACAGTCACTGTATATGTAGTAAGAGTAGATAATGTTGCAGTAGAGGTAAGTAACCCACCAGCACCACCGCCACCGCCTTGAGAGAAGCCTCCAGCTCCACCACCAGCTACAACAAGATAGTCTGCTGCTACATTAGTGCTACGAGATGATAGAACGCCATAAGCTCTTGCGGCTTGTATAGCTAGTCTTGACAATAATGACATTGTTAATTCCTATTTGAATTGTGTTTGAGCTGCAAATACTGTGAATGTTGCTGAACCTGTCTTAACGATAGTATAAGAGTAAGCATCTATTCCTGAAGCGTTACCTGAAGTCCATGCTGTGCCACCTTGATATTTAGGTGTAACTGATGATCCGTCAATTTGAACTGCATTATTGTAATAAGCTGTAGAGCCTTGTGTCACTAAAAAGACGACTGTAATAGCTTCGCCTGTAGCCATAGCTGTATCTAAAGATGTACCACTAGAACCTCTAAAGTTTACAGTCCAGTTTGCACTTGCATTGCTTGTATAGTATAACACAGACTGTGTAGTCACATCATAATTGATAGTACCTGTAGCTGCTGTAGCTGATACTGTGACTAATTCTAAAGCGTTTGTAAATTTAGATGAAATAACACTAGATGTACCTGTAAAAATTTGTTTAGGTGTAAATGTGTTTGTAGATGTATAGCTTGGAATGTCTGTACCAATAGCAAGACCTAAAGCTGCTCTTGCTGAAGATGCTGTAGTAGAACCTGTACCACCTGCACCGATAGGTATAGAGTCTCCACTTGCTGCTGACTGCAAGTCACGAATTTGAGCCATTAGTGTTCTAATAGCATTGTTAATATTAGAAGGTGCGCAGCCCTCATCAATATTAATACCTGCAATGTCTGTATTT